CACACTCCCCGTGATCGTGCAGAGCATCAATGAGACCGGTGGTGTGGATCAGGCGGTGAAGGGAAGCGCCACGCTGAAGATCACGGGCTCAGCGATTCTCACGCAACCGGTGATCACCATCACCGGGCCTTATGCGCTTATCCCCAGCGTGGCACCCACCACCGGACCCGTACCGCTCGATGTGACGATCACGCTCACCGAACAGAACGGCAGCGCGTCGAAGTACGTGATCGACTGGAAAGACGGCAGCGCGAGCGATACCGTCACCGGCGCGAAGACGAAGACGCACACGTATGCCGCAGAAGGTGCCTTTGCGCCTGAAGTAGTCGCGACCGTGAGCGGCAAGGCGCAACCGAAGGTAACGGCCACGCCTGTGACCGTCACCGCAGCGGCATAGGGGCCACGTGATGAACGACATGAGCCAACCCGCCCCGCTCTTTCAGGTGCGCTTTAACACTGAAACCGTGCCCACCTCGATGTTCGGGAATGTGAGCGTGAGCGAATTGCCATCACGGCTTCTCGCTCACCTTTACGAAGAGCACAACCCGGAAACCGACAGTGAAGGCTTCGGCTTTGCGCTTCTGTGCGAAACCGTCACCGGCGAACAGGGGGAGCGCTTCACCCGCGCGATCCTTGAAAGCCTTCCCAATCGTGGCTTGGCGGATATGCGAAAGATGATGCAAGCCGCCGTGCGCATGAACGGGATGAACGTCGAAGAAGTGGGAAAAGACTCACCGCACCCGTGATGCGTCTTGCGTATGCGGTGGCGGCTCACCTGCATATGCCAGCGGGTGCGGTGCTCGATCACATCGGCGCGCATGAACTGATGACGTGGGGTTATCTCTTTGGCGAACAGGCGAAGAAGGCGGCGGAAGAAACCGATCCGCCACCGCTTGAACTCGATGTGGATGATGAGATAGCGGCCTTCAGGTGAATCGCCTAACCGGAGTGAAGTTATGGCTTCAGCAGGATCATTGATCTTCGAGCTTGCGGCGGATGTTTCGCACCTTCGCACCGACATGGCGAAGGCGCAAACCGAAATGCAATCGGCGCTTGATGCCATCGCGAAATCATCGGCCACCACCGCCTTGCTCACCGGTGCCGATTTTGCGATGAAGTTCGCTAAAGGCTTCTCGGATCAGATAACGGCGGCAATCGATCAGGGTGATGCACTCGGCAAGCTCGCGCAGCGCATCGGCACCACCACTGAAGAGCTATCGGGCTTGCAGTATGCCGGATCGTTCGCGGGTGTCGGTGTGGATGACCTCACCGCAGGCATGAAAGGCTTGAACAAGTCTTTACTCGATGCGCGTGATCCTCTATCCGATGCCGCAGCGGCTTATAAATCCTTCGGCCTGAATGTGAAGGAATTGCAGGGCATGGACCCTAGCGCGGCCTTCGACAAAATTGCGGACTCAGTGACGAAGTATGCGGACGGCGCACAGAAGGCCGCAGCGGTACAGACGATTTTCGGCAAGTCCGCACAGGTGCTCATTCCCCTGCTAAACGAAGGGGCCGATGGCATCGCGGCAGCACGCAAGGAAGCCGAAGACCTTGGGCTTGTCGTTTCGACGCAAACCGCGCAATCGATGGCAGACCTGAATGATGATTTTTCGCGCCTGAAGAACATCAGCACCGGGCTTGCCATGCAGGTAGCCGGTGAGCTTGTGCCATCGCTTCAGGAACTCACGCGGATCATCAAGGATTCGAAGGAATCCGGCAACACGTGGAATCTCATGTTTCAGGGCATCACGATCACCGCGCAAGGTGTCGTCACCACGCTGATCGGCATGGCCGGAACGGTGGTGACGCTGGGCAAGTTCGTGATGACCGTGGCGCGCACGCTTGATGCGCCATTGGGTGAAATCAAGAAGACGTGGACCGAAGGCATAGCGGGCGCACAGGCATCGATGCAGGAAACGATGGACACGATGGGCCGCACGATGCACATCCGGTCCGAACAGGAAAAGAAGGATGCAGCATCGGGCGCGGAAGCACAGCGGCAGCTTGAAGCCGCGATGGGCAACACGGGCAAGGCCGCGAACGATTACACCGGCAAGCTCGATGCCAACGCGAAAGCCCATCAGCGCGCGAAAAAGGATGTGGACGAATTCAAGAAGATGCTTGAATCGATCGATGAGCAATATCGCAAGCTTGCGGCGGAAGGCGACCCGATGAAGGAACTCACCACCGATCCGAAATTTCTGGCAATGGGCAAGGAGCAACAGGCGATTCTTGTCGCGCGCACACAGGCCAATATCGATTTGAAGCTTGCCATCGACGCACGCAAACAGGCGGAAGAAAACGCCTATAACGCGGATGTCACCGCATCGAAGGCAGCGGCAGCAGCATGGAAAGCGGAAGAAGACCACGGTAACAAGATGTATGAGTGGGGCCAGCAGCTAAACAAGACCATCGATCCGATGATCCAATACACCGAATCCGTGCGCGACCTGAATGACGCGATGAAGGAAGGTGCCTTCACACCCGAACAATATAACGAGCACCTGAAGAACTTTCAGACCCAGCTTAAACAGGCGCAAGCCGATCTTGATCCGAACCGCGAACGCATCGAAGCCTTTAGCGATGCCATTCAGGATTGGGGGCGGCAATCCGCCGATGCCTTCACCGACTTTGCCACCGGTGCCGACACGCTTGCGAATTCTTTCCGCAAGCTCGTGGCGCAAATGCTCACCGACCTCGCGAAGCTCATCGTGTATCAGTACGTGCTCAAGGGGCTCTTCAGCGGCGTGAGTTCGTGGGCCGGTGGCCTTGCCGGTGGTGTGTCAGCGGTGACGGGTGGCGGTGGCGTGAGTGCCGCGATGCAATCGGTGCCGGTAACCGCACCCGCGATGCTCGGTGCCTATAGCACGGGCGGCGGTGGCGGCAGCACGGGCGGCGGCAGCAATGCGGGCGGCGTGTCGAATCCCGCCGTGAATGTGAATGTGCACGTGCATAAAGACAATCGCGAAGAAGAAGCGACCACCGCCGACACCAAGCAGGCCGCCGACCTAGGCCAACGCATTGCGGCGGCGGTGCGGCAGGTGATCACCACAGAGAAACGCGCGGGCGGCTTGCTCGCGCCGACCCGGTAGCAGCACCGGAGAAATCCCATGAGTAGCGACATCAACCCGCCACCGATCACGGTGGCGAGCGGACTTGTGCCCGCAATTATTCCACCGGTGACCGGTGATCCGAATCCGCCAACCTTGCCAGTTTCCACCACCCGGCTCGATCTAACCACCTTGCTCGATCAGCTATCGCGGCCTTCATTGCGCGCTTCGGGCTTGGTGTTCGGATGGTGCGTGACGGATGCTAACTTCGATCTTGAGCCGACCATCATCAAGGCGCAATTCGGTGATGGCTATGCGCAACGAAGGGCGGCGGGCATCAACACGCAAACCCGCAAGTGGAATCTTTCGATGAAGAACATCGATGCCAAAACGGCCACCGCGGTGCTCGACTTTCTCAGTGCCCGCAATGGCGTGGACATTTTCAACTGGACACCACCGCGCACGGCCACACCTGAAGACGTGATTTGCCCATCGTGGAATTCGGCCTACGGCGATTTGCTCGATGACGGCACGCGCCTCTTCACCATCACGATGAAGTTTGAAGACGCATTCGTATAAACGGGGCGCGCGATGACGATCAAGGGCGACATCCAAGGGCTCACGCTCGATGCGGTGATTGAACTCTTTGTGCTCGATCTAACCCGGTACGGGCAACAGATAGTGCGCTTTCACGCGGGCACGAACCGGCTCAGAAGTGACGTGATATGGCAGGGGCAAACCTATGTGCGCTATCCGGTGCACGCCACCGGCTTCGAGCTTAAATCTGAAGGCACCTTGCCACGGCCACACATCGCGGTGGCGAACGTGACCGGCATTATCAGTGCGATGTGCCGTCAGTATTCCGATCTTGTTGGCGTGCCGGTGAGCCGCAAACGCACCCTCGCACGATATCTCGATGCGGCCAACTACCCGAACGGCAACCCGCTCGCGAATCCTGATGCGGCCTTTCCTGATGATGTCTTCTATGTGAATCAGAAGGTGCGCGAATCGCTCGATGTCGTTGAATTCGAGCTTGCCACCGCGTTCGATGTCGAAGGCGTGCAGCTACCGCGCCGACAGGTAATCACCAACTCGTGCCCGTGGCGATATCGCGGTGATGGGTGCGGCTATGCGGGTGGGCCGGTAGCGGATGCCAACGATAACCCGACAGCGGACCCGGCACTAGATGCGTGCGGCAAGCGCCTGAAGTCGTGCGGTATGCGCTTCGCGACGTGGATGCCCTTCGGGGGGTTTCCCGGTGCGGGCCAGAACCGATAAGGGAAGACACACCATGAGCGATACAACCATTGCGGCACTCGTGCCTTATGTACTCATTCACGCACAGGCGGAAGCGCCCCGCGAGTGTTGCGGTGTAGCGGTGGCGGTGCCGGATATGCCGCTTGTGTATATGGCCTGTAAAAACGTGGCGCGCGAATCCGAACACTTCGTGATCGATGGCGCGAGCTATGCCGCAGCGGAAGACACCGGGCAGATTATTGCCATCGTGCATTCGCACGTGTATGAGCCGCCCATCCCATCGCTTGCCGACCTCACTGGCATCGAGCGCACGCAATTGCCCTGGCTGATCGTGAATCATCCGCTCGGCACCCACACGATCACCCGCCCTTCAGGCTATGAAGCGCCCCTTCTCGCGCGACCGTTTGTGCATGGCGTGCACGACTGTTATGCGCTCGTGCGCGATCACTTCGCCACCCTTGGCATCACCCTTCGCGACTATGCCCGCACCTATGGGTGGTGGGATGACGCGAACGGGCCGGACCTCTACCGCGAGAACTTCGAAGCCGAAGGCTTCGTGGTGATCGAGCGCGGCACGATGGATCGCGACAAGCTCACCAGCCTTCAGCCGAACGACCTGATCCTCATGAACATCCGCGCGCAACGGGATAACCACATGGCGGTGTATCTCGGTGAAGGCGTGATCCTTCACCACCTGATCGGCACCGCTTCACGCCGTGAAGCCTATCAGGAATTTTTTCAGCGGCGCACCACCGCCGTGCTACGGCACAAGACCTTCATCAAGGAGAACGCACCATGCTCACCGTGAAGTTCTATGGGGAATTACGCAAGCTTTATGGGGTGTCCTATGTGCTCGATGTCAGGACACCAGCCGAAGCCATCCACGCCCTATGCATGCAGCTTAAAGGGCTCACGAAATACTTTGTGGATCACGCCACTGATCGTTTCATCGTGCGCGGCAATCATGACTACATCGCGGAAGAGCTTCACTATCCGCAACCGGAAGGCACCCTGAAGATCGTGCCGGTAGTCGAAGGGTCCGGTGCGATA